AAACGTTTTGTCAGCATCTACATAAAACAAAATGCATAGAGGGGTTGACATATCGGTGACATTCATTCCAGAGTGTCACTAGATATGACAACACAAACACAAGAGGAAAGAAACAATGACACAACATGTCAGAAACATACTGAAAGTATATCGTCGTGCAACGACAGAGGATACCGTCAACGGACTGGAATGGTACGACAGAGCTAGACGCATGTCGATAGCCATAGCAGATAAGACAAGACTGCCTGTCAATACTGTCATAGGTGTCATGGCTGCACTGTCACCCAACAACAGATGGGAACGGAACGTCAAGGATACTGAAACTATGTGTCAGGCATGGGTTGAGGGTGGTGACATTCAAGACTTCAAGGTATCATGTTACAACACTATGAAACAAAAGGCTTGGTCAATCTTGGATGATCGTCTGACAGATGACGACGAAATACTGACAAGGCTCAACGGACAAAAGATCAGGTCATTCTATTCAAACATCAGAGGCTTGTCAGAGGTAACCATTGACGGACATGCCCTAAACATTGCCCTAGGTATCCGTCAAGGCTTGACCAGTGACAAGACAAACATGGGTAAGAAACTATACCGAGAGATGCAAGAGGCTTATGTCAAGGCTGCTAAACGTGTGGGTGTCAAGCCTCATGAATTGCAAGCTATCACTTGGACAACATGGAAAAGAGAACATGGAATTTAATGGTTGACATCTTGGACAGATTGTTTCAGTCTGTCTATACATGCCAACCGCATGACAACAGACAATGAAAGGATATACAATGTCTAAACTAAATACAGAACTAAAGATTGCTGCATACATGAAAGCAAACTATGACAAAACAATTCGTGAATGGGCTGAGGAACTAGGCATCACACAAAACAAAGCTGCAGCTATACTTTCAAAGTATCAACGTCTAGGTTTGTTACCTATGAAAGGGCATGACAGTGAACGTCACCGCAAGATTGCATATCGTGCAATGGCTAAGTACCAATACGAAAAGTTGAGTGAAGAACTTGCTCTACCTGTATAACGTAGGCATAGGGTTGTCTGTCACCTTGAACGCAATACTTGCAGGTCAACCCTATCAAACCTTCAGTGCCAGAAACTACGTCTGGTACTTGAAGGACAAGAGAAACCTTGTCTGGTTGATAGACAAAATACTAGGCAAGGATCACTGTTGGGAATGTTTTTTGAATTGGAAGTATGGATATGTGGGGAAACAGTCTAAGACAATTCTTGATTGATATGTTCCAGTATGATATTGTCTGGACACCAAAAGATGAACAAGAGGAGGTTCCTTTCTAAGATGCATAGCTATTATAGAAGCACAATCAATACTGTCGAGGAATGGTTAGATCATATCAAAGATCAAGAACATGAACCTGATAGTACTATAGATAGTATATACCCTGTGCAGAGCACAGCCCTATTATACGAAGAATATCTAACTTGTCAAGAGGAAAAATAAAAATGTCTAAAATAGAAGTAGGACAAGCATACACAGATAAGGATGCAGCATATGACTTGGGTGCAACAGATGCTTATCGTTACAGTTACGGACGTTACCTAAGAAAAGACTGGACAAAGGAATTACGTTCAGAGTATGATAGAGGGTACAACGACGAACCCTATGGAAGGAAAGACTATGGATACGATGAAGACTGACAGCATCTTTGTCAAACATGAACCCTGCCCTGAGTGTGGATCGAAGAACAATCTAGCACGGTATTCAGATGGACATGGTTATTGTTTCGGGTGTGAATACTGGGAGGCTGGAGACGACATGGAGGCACAGATAGAAAGAGCATACAACAAACTAGAGGTTATCACTACTGAAAAACTGACAGCTGTCTATCGTGGCACACGTGGCATCACAGCTGACACCATGAAGTTCTTTAACTGCTACACATTCCTTGACAGCCACGGCAATGAGAAGCATCAGGAATACATCTATCCATCAGGTGGTGTGAAGACCAGACACTTCCCTAAAGAGTTCTCAGCACGTGACCTACGATCAGATGAACTATTCGGGATGAACCTCTGGAACGCAGGGACATCCAAGACTGTGACAATCACAGAGGGTGAACTGGATGCCATGTCTGTCTATCAGATGCTGCACAATCCTAAGTTCCCGAACCCTGTGGTATCTCTACCCAGTGCCAAGCCTAACCGCAAGCTATGGGAAAACGTACATGATTGGCTGTCATCCTTTGACAAGATCATTCTGTCAATCGACAATGACGAGGCAGGTAATGCCGTTGCCCAACGTATCGCCAAAATGTACCCGAACAAAGTCTATCGTGTACCACACGACAAGTACAAGGATGCTAACGAGTTCCTACAGGCAGGGGCAGTACAGGAGTTCAAGAGTGCATGGTTCAATGCAAAGAAGTACACACCTGAGAATGTCCTAAACACGACTGATCAGTTCCTGAACATGTACAACAAGGCAGATGATCACATCTATGTGGAGACAGGTCTGTCAGAGTTCGATGAAATGTGTCTGGGTTTGATGCAGGGACACTTCACCTTGTTCAAGGCACAGACAGGTATCGGCAAGACTGAGTTCATGAGATACCTAGAGTACAAGATTCTGTCTGACTATCCACAGATCAAGATTGCAATCTGGCACATGGAAGAAACAAAGCTACGATCCATCCTTGGCTTGGCCTCGTACTACCTGCAAGAGAACGTGACAAGGAAAGACTTGATCGAAGAGAAGAACATGGATCGTCAGGTTCAGGATGCTATCACAGCACTGACTAAAGATGAAAGGCTATACCAATTCTATCTGAATGACGAGGATGATCCACTTGACTTGTTGTCTCACATCAGGTATCTATCCCAAGCCTGTGGTGTCAACTATGTGTTCTTTGAACCCATCCAAGACATCAGTGCAGGGGTAGCAGCTGAGGAAAGTAAAGAACAATTCCTTGCTGATCTCTCTGTCAGGCTATCTAAACTGGCGGCTGAACTTGGGGTTGGTATCGTGACAATCGGACACACAAACGATGATGGTGCAGTCAAGTACTGCCGCATGATCGAACAACGAGCATCAGTTGTCGTTGACTTGAAACGTGACAAGATGGCTGAGGATGCAGAGGAAAGGAACACAACCAAGCTACTCGTAACAAAGAACCGTCCCGTCGGGCCAACAGGGTATGCTGGGCAGCTACGGTTTAATCCAACAACCTTTACCCTACATGAGAAACAAGATGAATTTTGATTACATGGCAACAGCAGCAGCAGTTATCTACTGTCTAGGTATTTACCTGCACTACATCCACATCCACACGATCTTCTATCTACTAGAACGTCAAGATGAAATGAACACCAATCGTACCATCATGCACAGTATCGTCTGGCCTTGGACTGTTGTCATGTTTATCTGGGCTGACATCACAGGTGCAGATGACGATGACTAAGACAGTAGCAATGGACATCGAAACAGAAAGCCTAGACCCTAAGTACATCTGGGTGATCTGTGCTGAGGATGTCGAGACAGGGGAACGTGAACAGTTCTGTAACCTGACAACCATACCTGAAGAAAGGGATCGTTTTGTTGAGTACTGCAGCACTATTGATAGTTTTGTTTTTCACAATGGTCTTGGCTTTGATGTACCAGTAATCAATAGACTACTAGGTCAGGTCATTGACCCACAGAAAGTCATTGACACTCTTGTTGTCTCTCGTCTTGTGGACTACACCCTAGATGGTGCAGGTCACAGCCTCAAGGCATGGGGCAAGAGACTGGGTGACTTCAAGATCGGGTTCACTGACTTCACCAAGTTGTCAGATGAGATGATTGACTACTGCATCCAAGATGTTGTTGTCACTGTCAAGATTTATAGACACTTTAAGAAAGTCATACAAGACCCTGAATGGCAAGAGTCTTTACGTTGTGAGCATGACATCCAGATGTTGTGTGAGGACATGACAACCAACGGGTTTTACTTTGACGAGGATCAAGCGGAGGAATTGCTAGGTGAAATACAAACAAGAATGGAACGCCTTGAACAGGGTCTTCAAGAAGACTTCCCGCCTAAACTTACAGAAGTCAATCGTATCAAGTACAGACGGAAAGCCGACGGTAGTTTATTCTCTTCAGTCACCAAAGCACAAGAGAAATATTTTGCAACGGCACTTGACAAATCAGTAACACCAAACGAATTAGTGTGCTATGAGTACATCCCATTCAATCCTGCCTCACCCAAGCAACGCATCGAAAGACTGTGGGAAGCTGGGTGGGAGCCGTTCGAGAAAACGAAAGGACACATTGAGTATGAAAGAGAACAAGCAAGATCGTGGGGCTAAGTTTGCCAAGTACGGGTGGACACTATCCGAGGCAAACCTTAGCACACTGCCTGAGACAGCCCCTGCAGGAGGCAAACGTCTTGCCGAGTGGTTGACCCTTGAGGGACGTAGAAGCTCACTGGTGGAGTGGCTAGGCCACGTCAAGGACGATCACCGTATTCATGGTAGCTTTGCACACATCGGTGCATGGACAGGACGTATGTCACACCGCAACCCTAATCAGGCTAACATCCCTGCTGAGTTCCATGGTAATCCTGTCAGTGAGGTTGACAAGGTGAAGGCCAAGTATGACGGACAGTTCCGTGCATTGTGGTGTGTGCCTGAAGGTTCATGGCTAGTGGGCACAGATGCTGAAGGTATCCAGTTGCGTGTACTTGCACACCTCATGCGTTCTGAAGAGTACGTCCATGCGATTGTGTCAGGTAAGAAGGAAGACGAGACTGACATCCACAACCTGAACCGCAAGGCCTTGGGTATGTCACACATCACACGTGACATGGCTAAGACATTCATCTATGCATTCCTACTTGGTGCAGGTAACGCCAAGATTGCACAGATACTGAAGGTCAACCAACGTGAAGCAGGTCAGGCAGTGGATAACTTCATGGAATCCATCGAAGGTCTAGCCAAGCTGAAGAAGAAACGTATACCTGAGATTGCTAGTCGTGGTTGGTTCAAGGGTCTTGATGGACGTAAGGTCAAGGTACCTAGTGCACACAAGACACTGGCAGGTATGCTGCAGAATGGCGAGAGCACCATCATGAAACATGCAGCACTCCAGTGGGTGTACCGTGCCAAGAGACAGTGGATTGACTTTCGTCTTGTCACATGGCCTCATGATGAATGGCAGACAGAGGTAACAGGTGAGTACAAAGAGGCAGAACTATTAGGTGAGATACAACGTCAAGCTATTGTCGATGCAGGTAAGAACTTCGACATGATCTGTCCATTGGCAGGGTCAACTGACATCGGCAAGAACTGGAGAGACACACATTGATCTGGATCATTGCATTATTTCCTGTCATTTTTTGCTTGACACTTAACCTAATTGTTGCTATATGCAATAAACACACAGCCAGTAAAGGAGATTAGACTTGGCTAAATATACTGAAGTAAAGACTGTAGGCCCAATCGAATGGGCTAAGGTATTCGAGAACACTCGTGACATGGAAGGTTACGAGGGTGCATACACTGAGTGTCAGGGTGCATATACTGTAAACCAAATCCTTGACAAGGAACAGTTCGACAAACTGAAGTCAGCTGGTACTATGAAGAAGCCTAACCAGAAACGTTTGCTTGAGGGTGAACTTGTGGTTAAGTTTGAACGTAAGCACTTGGTGACAACCAAAGACGGACGTGTCATTGAACAGGCAGGTGGAGCACCTAAAGTAACTGACGCAGATGGACAGCCATGGGACGTTGACATCAACGGTGACATCGGTAATGGTTCGATTGCTGAGGTATCTAACCTGATCACATCCTTCCAAGGTTCAGACGGTAAGACATACTCACGGACTAGCCTTATTGGTATCAAGATTCTTGAGCACCAGCCAATCCCAGAACGGGATGAAGAGGCTGCATAACTTTCCTCCCCCAACTTGGCAGGGCTGTAATGGCCCTGTCCTTTTCATCAGGTGAATACATGT